CCTTCAGGGTCACGCATATAAGGCTCTATCATAGCCCTCTGTCTATATACGTCTTGTAAATTAGCACCAAACAATCCCATCATAGGAACAGACGGAGCTAAGACATATTGTTGTAATCTATCATCCCATACTGCAGAGCCTGTAGGGTCGATTACTGTTTTAGGCTTAGAAGCCTCAGCAACACTTGTAGCATAAGTTTGAGCCGCATCAGTCTGAGCACTTGACGCTTGATTTGCGCCGTATAGCTGAAGACCAGCGCCTATAACTGCCGCCCAAGGATTAGCTCCTCCTAAAAAATCAAAAAAACCTGCCATTATCTTATCTCCTTATTCATTATTTTCTTCTCCTGCCACCTCTAGAGCCTCTTCTTGAAGGACCGCTAGTAAATATATTAGGTGCTACATAACCAGTTTCATATTTATCGTTCATACGTCTTTGAGCCGCCGCCGCTTGCCTCTCTCTTTCTGCCGCAGCTTCAGCAGCTTTCCTAGCATCTTCAGCTTCTTTAGCTCTCTTAGCTTCTTCTGCTTTTCTTACTTCTTCGGCTGCAAAATTATCTACTAGCGAAGTATCTCTCATATCCTCAAATATATTAGGAAATACAGGAACTGTCATTCCGTCTTGAGTCATTCCAAACGGACTTACTTGTTCTCCAGTAAATTTATCTTCTATGTTTAGCATAGCTTTATAATTATCTAAAGCGCTAGTTAATCCCATAGGTTGGAATCTACTATCGGCAGAGTAATCTGCTGTAGGATAATTATAATAACTGCGTATAATCATTCTATCGTCAGGTAAAAACTGTGGTGTAGGTAGTGCGCTTTGTGGTCCAGCCTCTTGAAAATAATTAGCACCTGAAGGAATAGTAAATAAATTTTCTGCTCTTTCAAAAGCCTTGTTATAATCTCTTTGTGTTTCAGGATAACGTATCCTCCAATCTTGAGGAGATATAACCTCTACTCTGTCAGGGTTTAAAATGCCAGCTTCTAAAGCTGCTTCTACATTATCTGAGTCATACCTATTTAATAATTGACTATCGTCTAAATAATCTTGCATAGACATAGGAGGTCTAGTTTCAGGACCATACTGAATTGTACTAGGACCAAAAGGTTGAGTTTGACCTGTCTGAAGCATAGGTGGAATTTGCGCTCCAATTACTTCATTACCTTCAGAACCTGTAAATAGACCTTTAACTCTATCTACTAAAGCACTAGGGAATCCCATAAGGTCAGCCATTCTTTGCTCATCTCCAGCAATTCCTAATTCAGGACGACCCGGATATGAACCTTCTCCCGGTCCTTGACCTGCATAAGGTCCTGTACCACTTCTCCATTGCATATGGTCTTTTCTATATGCCGCTTGTTTATCTCCCGCAGCTAAAGCTGACTCAGCATCATCATACAAACCAAAATACTTTATAGTCTCATCATAAGTTAAATCTTTACCGTCAGGTCCAGTACCTTGAGGTCTAGACGGTGTCTGTAATTGTGGTTGACTTGCTACAGGACTCATAGGCTGTTGCTGTTGTTGAAACAAATTATAATTCATCCACCAAGGCATCTGTCCACCACCGTATTGAGTACCATACTGAACTTGACCGAACTGATATGGATTATAAAAACCACCACCAATAGCCGCATAAGGATTAAACATACCGCCTTGCTGTTGTGACGGTCCTGTATATGCAGTAGGTGCTCCCCAAAGATTTAGCATAGAGGCTGTATCAGTAGGACCTTGACTTCCCGGTCGCGGTGTTATCTCTGTAGATAAATTACCACCTATTACATTATTACCTACTGAAGGAGAATTAAAACTATTCCCTAAATCCCAGCTTGTACCAAAGAAACCAGCCATATTTTTTCCTTATGTTAAGTTTTGTGCTATATTACAATACATCTTTGTGCCGTCTGACACACATCTAACTAAGTCTACTTTACCGTTACCTGATGTAATAGTAGGATTATTACCACCTACAAAAGAAAAGTCACTACTAAATGTAACATCATAAGCACCAGTATTTTTTATTAAGAAAGAAGCCTCTACACCTGACGTCATATTAGATACATTAAGTGTATGATTTCCTTGTACACTAACAACAAACACATTTGCATTTAGTAAGTTAGCTGTTTGGTCTGATGCTAATGTTACCGTCTCAGAAGCCGTAGGATGCGCTTTAGTGAATGTTTGTGGTGTATCTATAGTAACTATAGTCTCACCGCCAACAGTCCCTGTAGTAGCCGTTAATGCGTTACAAGTAAAGTTCTCTGATGAACTACCGTTTGCATCTGCCTTAGAATTAAGTGCTGTTCTTACTGCTGTGAACTCAGTATCAAAGTCAGCACCTGATATTACTTTTCCGGGGTCTGTGTCAGCTAAGGCATCTTTCCCTGACCAGCCTACCGCTATTGTATAGTTACTCATAATGTTTTACCTTGTTTAAATAATAATGATATTGATTGTAGTGATGCTTTGTATCCTTTTGTTACTGCGTCCCACTCTATTCTTATATATTTAGCATTTCCGGATAGTGGAACTGAGCGCTCTTTATATCCGTGTATAGGAGCATACTTAGCAGCTCCGTACAAAGCCGCCGCTTTTCCCCAGTACGAAGGTTCACCGCTTAGTGTAGGATTAAGTTTAAATGTAGGGGATATTTTAGGTGTAGTCTCAAAGTCTTTATATAATCTTATTCCTACGTCTGTCCCCTGACCTCCGGCAATTACCATAATCAATTTTTTTAAGATAGACGCTTGTACTCCCTGCCCTAAATCTAGCTCTGCTGTAGCAAATGCAGTAGTATAACTATTATAAGTATATACATTAGAACCACTATAATCTACATCATAATAACCTTCATAAGTAGCAACCCTTCCTGACTGCTGTCCTACCAGTAGACCATAAGTTTCTGTATAAGACATACTAGCAGGTTCTCTACTGTCTGTAAAGTGCCATTTAGTTATTCTAGGAGTTTCTTTAGATGTCTTATATGTAGTGTCAAAAACATATGTAACATTTCTATCTACAAAAGAAAGTAAGTATAAACCCTCATTTAACATAAATGCTGACTTAACATTTGTACTTCCATTAATGTTAGCTATCAGTTCATCTTTAATTGTTATAGACTTTTCTGTTAGAGGTAGTTTGTCTAGCTGAGTAGTTCTAAATAAAGACCTAACACCAGTATCCGACAAGAAATATAAATCATCTCCGATACTTTGTATAGAATCTCTAGATACACAGCCTATCCCTCTAATTACTTCATCTAGTGCTATATTAGCTATTGTGTCAGGGTCGTTATATATAGCAATATTCTCTTTACCAAAAATAACTAACTTACCTGCAAAAGGGTGTATAGCTACAATACTGTCGTGACCCCATACAGATTTTAAATCTATAGCGCCGCCGTCAGAAGCTCCCCATTTATGACCATCTAACAGTTTAGAGTAAAACAGTACATCGTCTTCTTCTGTTATTCCTCCAGCCCACATTCTACCATAAAACCCCATCATACAACTAGGGTCAAATGTTGTTATTCCGTGTGGTGCTGTATATCCCGAAGTATCTTTTAATTTAGACCAAGTGCTACTAGAATATCTTAAAGGGTCTGAATCGTACTGAGATACAAATAATTCATTATTAAAGTTACTAAACTGCCAGTCAGAAGAAGAAGCACCAGTAGCAAAAGCGTTAATCCACGCATTATCCTTATCTGATAAATCTACCTCATACATATTAGTGCCTACACCGGCAAATACTTTATGGTTAGTACCATCAAAGTGTTCTACCAAAGAACCAACTTTAGCTCCACCGTTTAGTGTCTTTTGTTTCAGACCTTTACGAAAAGCTACTTTACCGCCTTCAGTATAGACAATGTTATCTGCTTTAGTAAACCAATTAGGTCCTAAAGCAGTAGCAGTTGTCTGAGTATCTATACCGTCAATACCAATAGTGTCTAAAGGTATAGCCTGTATCTGCTTAGATTCTAGTGCCATATTATACTACTGTCCAATCTCTTTCGTATTCCATATTTCCTGCGTCTAATTGTACCGCAAGGTTTAAAGAGTCTCTAGCTTCTGCCGCAACAGCACTAGAAATACTTCCTCCGTCCTCTCCTCTTTCTGCAATAGCACGAGCCCAAGCTCCAAGAATTACAGGCTGTGAAGGAACTCTTAATACTTGTGATGCTGTAGATAATTCTTTTTGAGCACCTACAATATTTACAGATATAGTCTGTATAGAGTCAGGGACAGGATATAAGTCAATATTAAAATCAGGTTCTCTGTTGACACCTGCTTGAGCTACTCCATTAAAAGCATATTTAGTAGGCTTACCACTAGCTGCTTGAGACAAAGGAAATACAGCTTCGTTAAGCCAATCATTTGGTACTTGCTCCAATACTTGTCCAGTATCTTGACATATAACGTCTAACACTTTAAAAGACACGCCTGCACCTCTAGTAGCATCACCTAAAGTATATTGCATATTGCCTGCTTGTGTTTTAATATTAAATGTCTCTCTTAGTGCGTTCCAGTCGTGATAAGACTCTACATTCTTTTTAGAATCATTTACTAACTCTCCAATTAGTTTCTGATAATCAGATACAGATACAGAATCGTATAAGTTACCTGACCAGTCAGAGTCTATAGTATCTTCTCTTAACCTTCTTAAAACACTATTAATAATTTCTCTATATGTCATTTACTTCCCCTTGGCTAATTGAGCACCAAAATAGAACTCTATAATCATAGTTGCCCAAGCAAACACTTCATCAAACTTAAGAACTGCCCCTGCTTGTACAGTTACATATTCTACTGTGTCGGGTGTCAGCTCAAATCCAAGTATGCTCGCTCCTTCTATTACAGTAGGTATTACTGTAGGTACGTTAAAGAATACTGGGGCTACTTGTGTAAATATAATTAAAGCTAGTATAACGAATATAATTACACGTCTGTTTAATGCAGCCATAGGGCTTTCTTTGTCTGCCCTATCTCTAGCCATATTGATAGAATCATTACGCACTTGTAAAGACTGTATCATTAGTTTTTGGTTTTCTTGAGCTGCTTGACTTTTAAGTGCAAACAACTTAGCAACAAAGCCTAAAGCTATCGGTGCTACATTAGTTAAAAATGCTATCATAATACTTTAAATGCTCCTAGTAGTCCTATCTCTGAAATTGCGTAGTAGCCTAAAGCACCAAAGAATGTCCATCTGATTTGATTTAATGTGTTCATAATCTTTTGTATACAAGCATTAGTATCATCAACTCTACTAAATAATTTACTTATTTGTGAGCTGTGTTTGTCTAATGTCTTTTCCATTCTAGCTATTCTTTCTTCCATAAATTACCACTTTACTTTGTTAGCCCAATAAGCAGCACTCATTGGTCCTTTAGCTATATTCTTAGCGTGTCTAGCTTTAAAAGACCTAGACCTCGCAGTATTAGTTCTGTCGCCAGTTTTACCTTGCTGACCAAAACGAATAGTCTTAACTTGTCCTCCTGACTTAGCGACAACAACGTGACTTTTAGTTTTGTGACTAGGTGTACGCTTTGGTTTGTTATAACCTGATACACCTGCTCTAGCCAGTCTTGGGTCTTTTTTAGCCGGCATTACTTCTTCTTCCCTTTTTTCTTCATAGGTGGACGTCCTCTTTTCTTACCGTATGTACCTTTACCGTATGGCATAGCTTTCTCCTTAGTTTGCTAGTGGATTATCTAACGCTCTTTGCAGTTTAGCGTTAACTCTTTCTTCTACTTCTTTTATCTTTCTATCTGTGTCTGAATACAAAGCATCTCGTCTTGCATCAAAC